GTGTTTGTGTCTAAGATTAGAAAAAAATGGTTAACTTTGAATAGTTATAGAAATTGGCATTATAGCGTTTCTAATAACTGTAAGAAGAAGTTTAAAGAAGATATAAAGTCTAGTTTAGATTTTAAGCTAATGGGTCAAGTTCGTATTGATTATGAATATTATGCACCAGATAAAAGAAAGAGAGATTTAATGAATGTTATATCTGTTATAGATAAGTTCTTTCAAGATGCACTAGTTGAAAGTGGTTGTATAGAAGCAGATGATGTTAGTATAGTTATAGAAGTAAATTCAAAGTTTATAGGAATAGATAGGGAAAATCCAAGATTAGAAGTAACCATAACAAATATATAATGTATATACAGCTTTTTCCAATTTACGGTTTTAATGTCGGTATCAATTATTGGGATACAGATATGAGTGAGGATCATCCAGAAGGTGAACCTAAAGAATATTTAATTCAATTTATGTTTGGCATAATTGGAATATCTGTGCATTGGTGGAAAAATTAATAGATAAACTTTCGAAGAAACATAAAGACTGGGTTTATATGGCTATGTCTTTTGGAGTGACTAGAGAATCTGCAAACGAAATTGTTCAGGAAATGTATATTCGTGTGACTAAGTATGTTGATGATCCAGAGAAAATTATGTATAACGAAAAGGAATTAAATAATTACTATATATATGTAACGTTAAGAAATTTATTTCTATCTAGATTTCATAGTGGTAAAAAAAGTAATCATTTATCTTTAGATGAGGTTAATGAAGAGTTAATACATACAAAGGAATACAATAAAGAGTATGAAGATTCTTTTGACTTATTAATAAACAAAATAGAAGAAACTGTAGATTCTTGGTATTGGTATGATAAGAAACTATGGAATATTCATTTTAAGAATGAAATGAGTATGAGACGCATATCAAGGGAAACTAGAATAAGTTTAAGTTCAATATTTAATACATTAACTAATGGCAAAAAAAACGTCAGGGAAAACTCCCAAAAAGAGTACAAAAGGTACAAAAACTCAAAAAACTAAATCTACAGGTCTTGGAGATTCCGTAGAGAAGGTTTTTAAAGCTACTGGAATAGACAAAGCAGCTAAGTGGTTGCTAGGTGAAGATTGCGGTTGTAGTGATCGTAGGGAGGCTTTAAATTCAATCTTTCCCTATCAGAAACCTAATTGCTTAACAGAGGATGAACATAGCTACCTTTCAGATTACTTTAATACAAGTAGAACTAAGATAGATTCTATAATGCAAAAGGAGTTAGTTAAGATTTACAATAGAGTTTTTAATGATAATGCAAGAACAACTAACTGTACACCTTGCTTTGTAAATAATATCCATAAAAAACTAGAACGAGTATTTAAAGAATATCAAGATGAGCGATAGTGTTACTAAATATTACGAGAGTCAAGGTTATTTCACAAACCATACTGGTAGTAAAACAATAGATCCTATGCAGGTTAGTATAGAGACGGATATAATTGTACAGGAGGTTAAGGATATGTACGAGGAGCGAAGTCAAATAGGTATAGAGAAGTACGGAACGACTCTAGAGAATAGCGATCAAGATACATTGGAATTTATCCAACATCTCCAAGAAGAATTAATGGACGCTACCTTATACTTACAGAAACTTAAACATTTAATAAAAGAATAGATTATGCCAATCAAATTACAGCCAAAGAAGTACGAAGAGAAAAAAGATTTCAATCGTAGATGTATGAATAATGCTTCTATGATGGAGGAGTATAAAGATAGAGATCAGAGGTTTGCAGTATGCCAAACTTTATGGACTAAAAACTTTTCTCCTAAAAAGTAGGTTAATATTTTGTGGATAAAATTGTTTTTACTACATTTGTTCAAAACAAAGATGATATGAATGCAATTTTTAAACTAGTAATAAATCTACCCAGATTGTTGCTTATATCAGTACTTCTGATATTATTTTTTATTTTCGAGGGGATTATGTTATGCATCTACCTTGTTATAGAGACTCCTTTTAGACACCTACTAAGGTTTCTTGAGAAGTCTATACGTTATTTTATAAAAGAATTATCGTAATGGGAGCAACAAAGAAATTATTTGAGAAACTTACTGATGAAGATTTTTTAGGGCTAGAGGCTAGAGCTGAGCTACATTGGATGGAACAGGAATTCTACGATAGATATCCTAAAAGAAAAAATAAACATGATAAGCAATAGAGATCAATTCAGTAAAGAGAGATACAGTTCTGATAAGGAGAAGTATCAAGGTTGGCAAATGATGAATGGAGAAGTTTTGCCTTTGATGAATCCAGAATATTTAACTAAAAACAATCTTTGGTAATGATAATAACGTTCGATAATAAGGTTTGGAATAAAGAAGAGTTGCTAGATAAGATGGTTGATGATAATTTTTATTACAATTATCTAGGAAAGAATTGTTTATCTAGTAGTATAGTTTCTAAATTATTAGAGTCTCCTAGAGCTTATGAGGTGTCACTACTTCCTAGTAATAAGAGTACTACTGCATTAGACTTTGGATGGTTATTCCATACAGCTATACTAGAACCAGATGTATATGAGGATCAGGTGTTTGTAGATGTGGCAAGTAAAAATACAAAAGCATTTAAAGAAGCTAAGCAGGAGTTTGGAAGAGTTTTTACTAAATCCGACAGATGGAAGGTAGAGCGTTTAGCTGATGCTTTTTATAATAACTCTAGAGCAGTAGAGTTACTTAAAGATACTAAACAAGAAGTCCCTGCTATTTCAGATATAAACGGAATACCTTTTAGAGGTAAAGCTGATATACTTGGAGATGGATATGTTGCAGACATTAAGACTACAACTGGAATAGGAGGCTTTAGGTACTCAGCAGATAAGTGGAATTATGACAGTCAATGTTATATATATTGCCAGTTGTTTGGTATTAAGCCAGAAGACTTTTGGTTTATAGCTATAGATAAAGAAACATATACTGTAGGTATATATAATTGTAGTGAAGAATTTTATAATCGAGGCAAGTACAAGGTTGATCGTGCTACTTCAATTTATAAGAAATACTTTATTGATAAAGAGGAGGATGTGGGGGAATATTTTATAGAATCAATATTATAAGATGTACTATACTAAAAGCGAATGCTATACTGATACTTTACTCTCGTTAAAACTAGGAATAATAAATGAAGAGGATTTAAAAGACCTTCTTAGTTATTATAGAGATAATGAGCATTATGAATGTTGCTCTGGTTTAGTAGAGGCATACGCACAATATAAAAAAGAAAAAAAAGAAATAAAAGATGAAGAGTCAAGTTTTAAAGGAGATTAGAGATTTAGTAGAAAGTGAGTTCGGTTTTGATATAGGTATAAATTCAAGACAAAGAAAATTTGTTTCAGCAAGAGCTGTTTATTATAAATTAGCTCACGATAAAACAAACGCAACCATAACAGAAATATCTAGATCATTGGATAGGCATCATGCAACTGTGCTTCATGGTTTTAAATTATTTGAAACGTTTAGTGTTAATAGTGAATATTTTAAATATGAGTTAGCTGTATATAATGCTATTGAAAAAGAATTAACTAAAAATCCTATAAAGGAATCTACTATATTAGAATCTATTCAAGAAGAAAGAAGATCTATTTTAGAAGAGAAAAACTTTATATTAGATAAGTATAATGCTTTAAAGGATAAGCATAACAACTTATTGAGATATATGGGTAAGTATGAGAAAAATTTATTAGAGAGATACGAAGAATTATAAAAGGGAATAATATGTTTTATGTATTTGGTAGTTTAATATTAGTAATGATGCTGTTAATAGAATAGTATGGAAGAGGATAAGCCAAAAAAAGTAGATGGTCGGAAAAACAATGGAGCTATTAAAGGTATCTCCAGAGGTGCAGGTAGACCAAGAAAAATAAAAGATAAAGACATGAGTCGACTTACACTATCGGCACTAAAGAAAGTGTTTGGTAGTGAAGAGAAAATGTGGGTAGAGGTGGCAAAATTAGCCGCTGAAGGATCTTCTAAGCATTGGGATTACTTAATGAATTATAGGTATGGTAAGCCAAAAGAGATGCAACAAATAGATGTAAATACCAAAGTGAATATACCTGTGATTAGTTTCGCAAAACCAAAAGAACAAATAATAGATATAACGCCAGAGAATGAAAGAATCGACCCTCCTAAAAATGAAAAGTGATATACAGAAACTACAGCAAGTAGTTGTAGTGGCACTTCATAAGATCGAGAAGCTAGAAGCTAAAGATGTAGAAGTAGTAGAACCAGAAGAAGTAGATGGTTAGTAGTAGTAGGTGGAAATACTCGTTCAAAGAAGGAGATAAGGCTGAAAAAGTCTTTAGTGATTTGATGATTGAGCGAGGATTCACTTGTATTAAAAGTAATAAATACGATGATATACATAAGCATATAGATTTCTATATTAATGGAGATGGTGTCGATGTTAAAGGTAATAGACATTTAGATTGCATATGGTTGGAGTTGACAAATGTAAGAGGTTATAAGGGTTGGCTGAAGGGTGAAGCTAAATATATTGTTTTCGATATAAAAGAGCTGAATGCATTTTGTTTCTTTTACAGGGAGGACTTATTAGAAGCTCTTCGGGGTATAAATCAAGTTGCTAAAGATAAAACAGAGTTTTATAAATTATACAGGAGGGAAGGTAGATTAGATGTTTTAGTGAAAGTTCACTATGATTATATAAAGCATCTTGAATTATCAAGAATACCTTATGACAGATAGTAATATAAAAGGAGCATATGCCGAGTATTTGTTTGCCTCTGAATGTTTGAGGAATGGGTACTATCCTTCATTCCCTATACTAGACTCTTCTATATACGATGTATTGGTGGATTTAGGAGATAGAATTATAAAGGTACAAGTTAAGTATAGTGCTAAGATTCCTACAGATCAAGAAGCAGTTCAAGTTCCTCTTATGAATGGGAATAAAATCAAATACACTACCGATCTAGTAGATTACTTTGCTGTATATAGCGAATACTTTGGTGGTTTCTTTATTGTTAAGAATGTTGGTGATATGCAAGGTATAAGACTTAATTCAGCAGAGGGTACTAAATACGCAAGTGAATTTAATAACTTTGACTTCAATGAATGAGATACAAATACACGATAAGTACCAACCTCTTTTCAATTCAGAAAGTAGGTACTTTGTAATAACAGGAGGACGTGGTTCTGGTAAATCATTTGCTGTTACAATATTCCTAGCACTACTTACCTATGAGCGTAATAATAGAACCTTATTTACTCGTTACACTATGAGTTCTGCAGGTATGTCTATTATCCCTGAGTTCCTAGAGAAGCTAGGCTTAATGGGGGTGCAGGAAAACTTTGAGATAACTAAGGTTGATATAAAAAACAGAGCTACTGAAAGCTCTATATATTTTTCTGGTATCAAGACAGCTTCTGGAGATCAGACAGCAAAACTTAAATCTATTAGTGGAGTCAATACATTTGTACTGGATGAAGCAGAAGAGTTACTAAATGAAGAGAACTTTGATAAGATTGACTTCTCCATACGATCTAAGGAGGCTAAGAATAGATGTTTGTTAATTCTAAACCCTACTACAAAGGAGCATTGGATATACCAAAGGTTCTTTCAAAATAGAGGTATTCCTGATGGATTTAATGGTACTGTAGGAGATGTAACTTATATCCACACAACCTACCTTGATAATATAGATAATCTTTCTGATTCATTTGTATCTCAGATCGAGGATATGAAGATTCGTAGACCAGAGAAATATCAGCACCAGATTTTAGGTGGATGGTTACAAAAAGCAGAAGGTACTGTCTTTAATAATTGGCAAATAGGAAAATTCAATGAGGATATGCCTATGAGGTGTTTCGGATTGGATATAGGATTTTCTAGGGATGAGACTGTTCTTACTGAAGTTGCAGTAGATAAACAAAGGAAAATTATATGGGTAAAGGAACACTTTTATAAAAAAGGTTTGGTAACCTCTAATATATATGATTTATGTTTGAGACACGCAGGTAAAGAGCTTATTGTGATGGATAGTAGTGAGCCTCGTTTACTATCAGAACTAAACACTAGAGGTCTCAATGTGACGCCTTGTGTAAAGAAAAAAGGTAGTATCATAGCAGGTATATCTCTTATGCAGGATTACAATATAAATGTAGATGGAGAGAATATAGTCAAAGAATTCAACAACTATGTATGGGATTTAAAAGGTGTAAAACCAAGAGATAGTTGGAATCACGGAATTGATAGTTGTCGCTATGCTATTGAGTATCTGCTAGTTAGAACAAATCCAAAAGGAATGTATGTGATTAGGTAGGGCAATATTTTTTATATCCATATATTATATATATATTGTAATAAATTTAATAATAGTTTTTTTAATTTAGTTTCATTTACCCTCTAGTTTTAAACCTTCTAGAGGGTTTTTTGCGTTTTAATGTTAATTATTTGTTAATAATATTGCATAGTTTTAAAAAGTATTATATATTTGTGTTAATAAAAAACAAATGATATGAAAACAATGACACCAGAAAGAGTACAAGAACTGTTGGAATTTTCCAATTCAATGAATCTTTATGATTTAGAATTCCTCCTAAATGTTAATGCAGATAAAATATCTGTGCCGATAGGATTTGATGATTATGTAACATCACACACGGGCAGACAAGCTCACGTAAACGGTGCTATGATTGATTTAGCAACTGATGAATTCTTAGATCTATGTGATAAAAAGAGAGACGAGATAGAGAATAATGAGATTGATAACCTTTTAAACGAAGAATAATTATGAGAGAATTACTTTACAACACAATAGTAGAACTAACTAAATCAGGCAAACTATTCTCAGCTAATTTTAATAAAGCTAATGGAGAAGAAAGAACAATGGTGTGCCGAGTAGGTGTACAGAAAGACTTAAAAAGCAAAGGTCTTGGTTACGACCCTCGTAAGATGCATAATCTTATTGTATGGGATATGAATGCCAATGGTTATAGAACGATCAAGACAGACCGTTTAAACTGGATACAGATAGAAGGTAGTAAGTATAATTTTAACGAGATATAATGGAAAGAAAAAGAACAATAAAAGTAGACTTAGCGTTCAATTGGAAGGATAATACTACAACGTATATAAGGTCAAAAGATGGTGTAGTTAAGACTGTGCCTACAGATTCAATAATAATAGAACAAAACAGATAACAATGAAACACAATGGAAAAGGTAGAAACGGTTTAAAGAAACTGAACGAAGCAGAGGAGTTTCCTAGAGATTTCTGGAACTACTCAGTTAATCCTATAACTGGTTTTCTCTATACTATAAGGTCTGATGAGGCTCGTAGAAGCAAAAGTAAATATTTTAAAACATATAACGAATTACAACAATGAAAAGATTAATAGATAAATTGGAAGAAGTTAGAGACAGTCTTTACGATACAATGTATGATGTTGAAAACGAAAAGGATGTAAATGAAGGTGAAGAGAAACATTACTGGATCAGACTTAATAGTGATCAATTAAATACAGTCTATAATTTATTAGGAGATGAGATAAGGAATCTTCAGTAAATGTGAATTCAATACCCTTGTGAATTCAATAGGGTGAAATGTGAATTCAATAGGTATAAATTCAATACCCCTCCAGTCCTTCTGTTGGGGTTTTCTTTTGTCTATTTGTTATGTATGCATAACAGTTTTGCGGTTTTTTTGCATTTAATCGCATTCTATACCTTTTATGTTTTTACGGTTGAAATGTTAAAGTTTTGTTAAAATGCATTTTTTATGCGGTTTTTGTTATTTCGTTTTATATGTTTGTGGAGCAATTAAGCAATTAAAAAAAAACAAATTATGAAAAAAACAATTGAAACTATTAGCGAAAAATTAACGATCCCCTTTTGTGTATTATTCTTTTTATACTTAATGTACCACTTAGCTAAATTATTAATTAACTCTAATGTCTAAAATATGGAAACTTACAAAAAATTAACGCTATTAAACCAAAATAGTAAACTAAAAGAAACTAGTGAAAAATTAGGGGTTAAAATATTCAATTTCAATTTACCCGCCTATAAAAGCTCAACAGGTAAAATTGTTTGTCCTTTTGCTGCTGATTGTGTGAAGTATTGTTACGCTCAAAAAGGTAATTACAAACGATTTGCGAAGACTATTTTGCCACCTATGGAAAAAAGGTTAGAACTTTCAAAAACCGCTCATTTTGTGCCGTTAATGATTAAAGCAATACAAAAAAAGAAAGCTGAGTATATCCGTATACACGACTCAGGTGACTTTTACAGCCCGAAATACTTACAAAAGTGGGTTGATATAGCGAACGAATTAAAGGACGTTAAATTTTACGCCTATACAAAAAGTCATAAATTTTTCAGAGGTATACAATTACCTGAAAATTTCGACATAATATTTTCGGAGGGTTCAAAACTAGATAAAGATCTAAACAAAGAAACAGAGAGACACGCGTCTATCTTTCAAACAGAAAAAGAACTACAAGAGGCTGGATATATTAACGCTTCAAAAATAGATCTTTTAGCAACTAAATTTTTTAGTACTAATAAAAAAGTAGGCTTAGTATATCATTAAAAATAATAATTATGGAAACATTAAAAGTTACAATAGGTATTGCAAAAATTTGCGACTATTACGGGAAAAAAGTATATCAAGACTTTTTAAGATTTGACGATGAACAGGAAATTTACGTACATAGTTTAAACGGTTTAGACGAAATTTGTATTAATGAAGATGAGGAAGAGATAACCGACATAATGGAAACCTTTAATATTAAAACAGTATGCAAAGAAAATTTATCTCATAATATTATATTAAACTTTAAAACAGTACCCACAAAAAAAACAATTATTGAAGCAATCAAAAAAAATAAATTAAATGAAGTATTATAAATTAAGCCAACGCAAAGAAATAATAAGAAAATACGCCGTATTAATTTTTAATAATGGCAATTATTTTGAGCAAGTCGAATTCTTAAAACAATACAACGAAAAGAGATTCTTACACTGGGATTTCGATAAGATCATAAATATACTAGATAGCCACAAAAACCAAAACGAAATTGATAACAGTATTAAAGAGATACAAAAATTAAACAAAATAATCAACCGATAAATTAAAATTAATACCGTTTTTAGATTGACATATTAAATTTTATCCTCCCTTTATGGGAGGTTTTTTTATGCTTTATTTTTATACTTATATTGATTATCAATTGATTAAGATTAAAAAAGGGTTGAATTGTTACGTTCGTCTCCCATTTAACGCAAATTTAGCTACATTTCCGCCCACTAAACCAAATTTTAATATATAGATACTACAAAAGTATTAAAAGCTCTTAAATGAGCTTATAAAAGGGGTACTCTGACAAGTGAAAGACGGTTATGCGATATTAACCTACTCTCTAAATATGTTGTAATCTCCTAGTGCCAACTATCTAAATAAAAATGATTATCTTAGCGGTATGAAAGGAATAAAAAACTATTTCAGAGAAGATCAGTTAGTGGCTATGAATTGGTGTATTAAGCGAGGTATAAAAATATTTCCTAAATCGTCACATTATAAATCATCGGAATGTAGTATAGAAGTTTGGAATAACGGTACGAAGACTATTTCAGAAGAAAAGTATCCTAAAGATGATGTAGCAACTAAAATCTATGAGTTGTATTGTCATTTTTATGACTACAACAATTCAAATATCTCTTAATGCCTATATGGCACAGTAAATATAAATAGTTATTATATATTTGTACTATTAATAGTATTAGTACTATTAGTAGTACTATATAGAACTATTTATATATAGTACTATCTGTAGTACTATATAGAACTATTCAAACATTAAACTATTTAAATATAGTAACTATTTAGTATGAAGTGCCAAAACGCACCAAAGGTACAATTAACGATATAAAAATTACTTTAATATGGCAACAATAACCTTATCCGTACCAACATCTCTAGATGACGTTCAACTATGGCAATACCAAGAGTATTTGTCAGTTGTAGATAATGAAGATGTTCAATATGTCAATAAGAAGCTTATAGAGCTGTTCTGTGGCGTTGATATGGACGAAGTGGACTCTATACCCCTAGTAGAGGTAGAAAAGGTCTTAGAAGTGCTTAAAATGGCTTTTGAGGAGGAGAGAGAGTTAGTTAAGCATTTCACATTACGAGATGTAGAGTTTGGTTTTATACCTAAACTAGATAATATTTCTCTTGGTGAGTTCATTGATCTGGAGAATACTATTACTGATTGGCAAGAAATCCATAAAGCTATGGCGGTGCTATATCGACCTGTTAACTTTAAGAAGGGTGATAAATATACTATTGCACCATATTCGCCAAATGAAGAGATAGAGGAAATAATGAAAGAAATGCCTCTTAGTGCCACAATGAGTGCTATGGTTTTTTTTTATCGTTTAGGGATTCAGTTGTCAAAAGCTACCCTGAGGTATACGGAGATGACTCTGAAGAAAGAGGGCAATACTCAGCTTCGTCAGGCTTTGGAGCAAAATGGGGTTGGTATCAATCTATTTATGGAATCGCTAGAGGAGACTTACTTAAATTTGACGAAGTTACAGCACAACCGCTCCACAAATGTTTAACATACTTAGTATTTGAAAAAGAGAAAAATGAGTTAGAAGCTCAAATGATAAAAAACCAATATAAATGAAAACATACTACGAATTAGTAAATTATATCTACAATTATCTAAATGGTAACAAATCTATAAATACGGTTACTATAGGAGATATAATGGATATTGATCTAGCAAACCAAACAATATTTCCTCTTGCCCATATTAATGTACAGTCTGTAACATTCGATGAGTATATAGTTACTTTTAATATAAATATAGTTGCTATGGATGTTGTTGACGAAGATAAAGAAGATAAATTATCATTGGCAAAACCACATCTAGGACTTGATAACAAACAAGACATTTTAAATACAATGCTAACGGTTATAAATGGATTACAAAGCTCCCTTAGAAGAGGTGGTCTTAATGATGCAAACGTAGAGATAGATAGTCCTGCTAGTGCCAATCTGTTTGAAGATAGGTTCGAAAACCTTCTTACTGGTTGGTCTATGGATTTAACTATTAATATGCCTAATAATGATATGGGATTGATTAATGCTGATGGAACATCTGACTGCTAATGATAAATAAGTTCTCAAATACAAAAGCGTACATGAATAACTTCTCTGAGAGGTTAGTTAAAGCTCTACGCTTAGAACTTAGAAATGCAAAGCAAAGACAGAGTAAGTACGGATCATTTACAGCTCCAATAGAAAGCTCAGGTTCATTGGCAAACTCTATAGATAGAGTATATAAAGCTAATAAGAGTGGATTTTCATTTAACATAGAAGGTAATGCTTACGGTAAAGTTTTAGATGAAGGTTCTGAGGGTGGAATATCAGACGTGAATGTTTCTGATATAGCTGACTGGATTCGAAGAAAACCTGTTATGTTACGTGATTTAAGAACAGGATCAGTAATCGGTGGAGTTCCAGAAAGTAGAGTACAATCACTAGCCAATGTTATTACTAAGAAGATACAAGCGAGAGGAGTTTACAAAGCTAGTTTTATATCTGAGGCAATAGAAAAGATGATCGGTCAACTTAATGATATAGCTAACCCTGTAGTTGAAGATGTTAATCTGAATATAGATGAAATACTCGTTAGAGCAGGATATGTAAAAAAAGGAAATAATTTTATTATAGAGTAATGGCAATAAAAAACATAAAAAAAATAAACGTAAGAAGTCCATACTATGTAAATGTAGGGAATGCTTATGAAATCCCAGTAGTGGATGATGATATAGTAGTTCCTGATCCAGATCCAGTAGATGAAATAATACCTCCTGATCCAGACCCACCAACAGAACCATCTGTTCCTATTTACGATATTGGTTGTGGAATTAATTATTCAATGGGAGGTGCTGTTGGAGTTCACAAGTTTAGACATAAAATGAAAGGTCGTCAGTTTGGTGAATTTACTTATACTGTAGATGAGGTAAAAGTACCTATGAAAATGAGGATTTACAATGAAGGAGCTGCTCCTAGTGATTTTTATACTGTAGGAAGAGATGAGTATGCATCTTTATGGTTTGACGCTACTGGAGAGTCTCCTAGTACTTTAACACCTAAGTCTAACGGAGAATACCCAGTTATAAGTAAGAGTTTAACATATGATTACACTCAAGTTGATGCAGATACTTATGGAACAAATTTAATAATAGAACTGCAACTTCCTTTAAGATCTTTAGGGTTTAAACACACCTTGTCTTGTCAAGATATGGTAGGTATAGAATCTCCTGCTGTAAGTGGATATGTTAATGTTTTAACTATAGAACATAGAATTCCTGCTACATTAAGTCAATTTACTGTATCTATAGATGGAGTAAATTATGATTTATCTACAAATAAATCTATTGGTGATGGTATTAGATTTATATACGATGATCAAACTCCGTTAATTGCACCAGAGTCAAACCTCTTTCCGTATCCTCAAACTGGAAATCTATATAGAAAGGCTCATGAAACTTGGAGTTATTCTGGCATGACATTAACACACTTATCTCACTTAGATTTTGGACAATTAAACACACAAATTTCTGTTATAGCACCTAGAGGAGTAGGAGATCTTGGTTTTACCTTCAGAATGGCTAAGAGACCTGTTTCAGTTATAAATGGAGTTCGTACGTTGCTACCTAGTGAATTAGGAAATACTGCCTATGTATATTTCACACATAGCGATTACTCAGACAGTTCTAGTGCTGTATTTACTTTTGATTCAATTCAGCTTAGACCTATGGGAACTGTAACATTAAAAAGAAATGGAGAGGAATATATATCTAGAGTATCTTCATTGACTAATCAACAATAAATTATGCAAGAATTAGTAAGTGCAAGGTTGAGCTTATATGTTTGGGGAGGCAGTATAACTGCAGTTCCTGAAGAGCCGCAATATGTATTAAGTAAAACGAAACTAAGTACAGAAGATATAATAACATTTGAAATATCTGAATTAATTAAGGATTATGTAGATATAGAATTTAACGGAGATTATAATAGTATAGTTCAAACTAAGTGGGCTAAATGGATAGTAGTTAGAACTTATTCTGATGATTCTACAGATACATTTACTCAACACGCTATAGCTTTTAGGGGTTATGGTAATATATCTGATGGAATAAATCCAGAGCTTTCTAAAGATGTCATGATTTCTAATACAACAGTAAGTAACTTGTGTGGACAATTTATGACTTTACCTGTATATTCATTTGATGAAGAAGGGGTTACTGGCGTATCTTATATTCAAGGATCATCTGAATTAAAATCTATTGTAACTGGTAGTGCTGAAAGATACACTATAGCTCAAAATGTACATTTAAACCCTCCATCAACAGATGTTTTAACTATAGATAAAACTTTTGACGTGGCATCTTCTACTGATAATACTATAAATTCAACATTATTAGACGAATCTGCTGATCAAGTAGTGATTACTTCTTCTGACGGAACAACTAAAACTATAAAAATACAATGTATAGAAGAATGTAAAAACACACCGAACAAGGTTTCTTTTATAAATAAGTTTGGTGTTATGCAAGATATTTGGTTCTTTGCCAAAAGGAAAGACTCTTTCTCTAGTAAAAATGAATCTTATAAAAAATCTATACTAAATATAAACTCTTCTGTATCTTATGATATATCTTCGCATCAAAATGTAGTTTTAGAGAATCAAGGTAAAGAAAAGATAGTAATGAATACTGGTTTTGTCGATGAATCTTATAATGAAGTTATAAAAGAAATGTTAGTTTCTGAATATGTTTATATATCTCACTCTTCAAGAAGAAGTCCTACAGACCCTTTATTCCCTTTAGCAATTCCTGTTTCAGTAGTAACTGATTCTTTAGAAATAAAAACAAGAAAGAATGATAAATTAATAGAATATACACTTGAATTTGAAGCAGATTCTGACTTTATACAAAGCGTAAGATAAATGAGACAGGTACAATTATATATAGAAGACAAAAGAATAGACTTGTTTGATGATGAAAGTATAGAAGTTAAATCATCAATTCAAGACGCTAGAGATATAAGTAAAGTTTTTACTGATTATAGTCAAACATTTTCAATACCTGCATCATCTACAAATAATAAAATATTTAAACACTTCTATAATCACAATATAGATGGAGGTTTTGACGCTAGAGTTCGTCACGAAGCTAAAATATATATAAACACTCTTCTTTTTAAGAAAGGTAAGATATTTCTTGAGGGTGTTGATATGAAGAATAACGTTGCCCATACATATAGGATTAAATTTTACGGAAATACAGTTTCTTTGAAAGATAAATTTAAGGACAATAAATTAAGCTCTTTAGATCTTTCTAGTTTTGACTATGAATTCTCTCATGACAATGTTGAAAATATATTCTTGTCAACAGGTAAAACTGTTAATGGAGATGATTCAGCTTTGATATTTCCTCTTATAACACCTAAGAAGAGGTTGTTTTATGACTCTGTTTTGTCAAGCACCTCTAATCAAAATTTTACTGGTAATTTATATGCACCTAATTCATTTCCTACAGATCCTGATGATCTTAAATTATACGCTCTTAGAGGGGTTAATGAAGGTGATTTAAAACCTGCTATAAAAATATACCATATAATAAAGGCTATTGAAGATAAATTCGATATAGTTCTAATACCTAACGACAACTTAGGTACAAAAGACTTTCTTTCTATACATAATGAGGCAATATCTAATCTATATATGTGGATTAGTAACTCTTCTGGAAGTATTATAGATAATACTGATGAAGATAATTACTTTTATACTGGAATACCTACAACTTTCGGTACTCACGCTCAATCAGACCAAGATTTTGTTTGGTTATCAGAAAATAATGGAGAATTTACTATAAAGGGAGGTGGAAAAGATGGTTTTTCTAATAATACGATAAATTCATATCGGGCATACGACTTTGATTTCAAAATACACGTTAATCCTACACCTACATATTCCAATATAAATTGGATGGTTAAACTGGTTAATAAAGAAACTGGTAGATATCAAGTTATAAAAGGTGTTGGAAGCAAGAAAGCATTAGTAACTATACCTTATGACTTAGAAGAAGATCAGGTATATTACATAGAGTTTTCTTCTGAAGCTGCTATGTCAGAAACTGAAATAATATTTGAAGCTAGAGAAGATAATGGAGATTTTCTTTGGTGGAATCAACCTTCAGATTTTGAAATGTACACCACTAAGTTTGGTTCTAATGTAGGTTTTGCTACTAACCAAAAGAATATAACTATCAAGAATGAACTTCCTGATATGAAAATTATAGATTTCATTACTGGTTTGTTTAAAATGTTTAATCTTACAGCTTATGTTATTGATGATGAAACAGACGCTGAATATGGAACTGATTTAAATGGAGTTGCTAATGTTATAAAAATAACTACTTTGGATAATTATTACGCAGATGCTATTAATAATCAAAGTAAAGGAACAATAGATGTAACTAAATATATAGATGTAAGTTCTAATACTGTAAATACTTCATTGCCTTTCTCAGAGATTATGTTTTCTTACGAAGAGAATAATACTGTGATAAAAAAGAATCACTTAGATACCTTTGGTGAATCATTTGGAGACTCTAGTGTTTCTTTAGCAGAAGAGTATCCTGATACAGACTTCTTCTTTGGAGAAATTTACGAAGTAAAACTTCCATTTACTATCCTTAAATATGAAAGAATAGAAGGTACTAATATTCAATGGGGATATGCTGCAGGAGGTGACTTTCAATCTAAAGATGGAGATTTTTCAGATAGCTCTAACCCTGTAATTCCAGAAGGAGACTATAGCTCTGAAAATATAAAACCATTGTTATTTTATGGAGTGAGAGAAACTACAGACACTCCTTTTCTATTCGGAAGTGTTTCTGGTACTCAAGCAGGTAGAATTACAAGTCAGTATTACAGACCATCTAACACAAATGAAACTGTTGTGGTTGATGGGGGTGGTGCTTTCACTACTCCTCCAAGTTATTCTTTAACATTTGATGCTGAGATTGATGAATTTGTACTGAATGATTTCGGTAGAAGCTCAAACTCCCTATTCAATAAATTCTATAAGAATTATATAAAAAGTGTTTTTGATAAAAATAAAAGGATATTTAAATTCAACGCATATTTGCCTCCTAGCGTATTAGTTAATTACAAATTAAATGATCAACTAAAGGTACATGATGTAGTGTATCGTATTAATTCTATAACTACAAACCTTACTACAGGTAAGACAGAACTAGAATTAATTAACTTAACTTCAGACGAAATAATATAATGGTAAAACAAATTATAGAGTTACTGAATATTGATGACTGGTACGGTGTATCGGAGGAAGTTGATATTGCCAAAGGTAAATATAAAGCTATAGGAACTATAGATGAAATGAAGAAACAACTAAAGAGATATTACTATGGCACAAAATAAAAAAATACTTATAGATATAAAAGTATCTGATAAGGGTGCTATTGCTTCTATTGGCAAAACTGATAAGGCTGTTCAAAATTTAGCTCATTCTACAAAAAATCTAGGTAAGGCTAATAAACAAAATAGAGCGCAATCAGGACTAAGTAATGCTATACTTATAGAATCTGGTAGGGTTGCTTCTGATGCTGCTTATGGTATTCAAGGTGTAGCAAACAACTTAGGTCGTTTAATCGAACTTGGTCAGGAATTTGCCAGAACCAATAAGGGAGGTGGAATGGCAGGTGCTTTAAAACAGCTAAAGAGTTCTTTCTTAGGTTTAGGTGGTGTTATAATAGGTGTTCAGTTATTACTGAGTTTTCTACCTAAAATAACTAAAGCATTTCAAAATTGGTTAGCTGAAGTTACTGCGGTTACTAAAGCTCTAAGGGAAGCTACCGATGTATATGGTTCTCAAATAGGAGCTTTAGAAACATATATTAGTTTTGTTAATGACTCTAATGTGTCTGATGATCAGAGAAGAATAGCTATTTCTAAGATAAAAGATGAGTTCGGTGATCTAAATATAATTATAGATGAGAATACAGGATTAACGAATGAGCAAAAAATTATCGTTGAAGAGTATATAGATACATTAAAAAGACAGGCGGAATCTCAAGCCCTAGTGTCTGCTATACAGGAAAAATATAAGGAATCGTTCTTGAATTCATCAGAATCTGTAGCTGAAAATCTAGTTACTTGGGATGGTTTTGTTGGAGCTTTAAAAGGTATTGGTGTTGCAGGATCTATAGCTACTGGAGCTATTAGTGGTGCAGGTAAGGCAATAGGTGATGATAGTAAGGAAATACAAGAAGATATAGATTTACTATTAGAAAAGTTAAAACAAATTGGATTATTCAACAAAGACTCTGAGAATGGTTTAAAAGCTTCTGGTGTAAGGAGAATAAAAGTATTTAAAGAAGTATTTAATGACCTTGAAAAGTTAGAAGAGAGGTATAGAAAAAGATCTATAGATAGGTCTTTAATGACTGAAAGAGAGAAGATAGCTCTTGATGAAGAAAACAATCTTCGTGATTTGGATAGACGTACTAAACAATTCGAAGACAGGGAGAGGCTTAGATTAAAAAACTACGTCAAACAGATAAATGAAAATAGAAAGGAAGAGTTAGACAAGTTAAAAGGTAAAGATAAGGATGGTGAGAAATCTTTAGCTATAGATAAGAAGTATAATGATGCTATTAAGGATGCTAACGCAACTTTCAATAAAGAGATTATTGACTCTAAAAGAAAAGCTGCTGATGTAGAAGTTCAAATAAAAGAAGAAACTAACACCAAGATATCAAAGTTAGAAAGGAAAGAAAGAGAGCGAGCTAGAAAAGAATTAGAGCGTCAAATAGTTATAGATAGAGATATAGCTAGGTCTAGGTCTTTAAATGATATAAGAGAGCTTACTCTTGTTGGGGATCAGAAAGCTGCAACTGTATTAGAAGGTTTGTTAGATCTTAAAAGAAGCGAGTTAACTATTGAAGGGGATTTGCTAAACCAAAAGAAAACCATATCTGATCAAGAGGTTAAGAGGTTAGAAGGGTTATTAGATAATAGTGAATTAGTAGGTCTAGAAAGAAGTAAAATAGAAAGTAGATTAGTTAAGGAGCAAGAAAAAAACACTTCTATCAAGATGACTCTAGCTGATGCAGAAGCTAATGCTAAGGTTCAGGCTCTTAACGTTACTGCAAGTGCAATGAATGCGTTTTCTAAACTGGTTGGTGAAAATTCAGAGACAGGTAAAGCTCTTTCGGTTGCGGCTACATTAATATCAACATACTCAGCAGCACAAAAAGCATACGAGTCTCAATTTATGCCTATACCTACACCTGATTCTCCTGTAAGAGGTACTATAGCTGCAGCAGCAGCGGTAGCTAGTGGTTTAGCAAATGTTAAAGCTATAATGAGTGTAGACCCTAAAGGTGAATCATCATTAAAAGCTAGTCAGAATGTACAAGCACCTGCGTTTAACGTAGTAGGAACATCTTCTACAGATCAGTTAGCTCAAGCTGTATCAGGAAAAGTAAATGAGCCACTAAAAGCGTATGTTGTGGGTAAAGATATAACAAATCAACAAGAATTAGATAGAAATACAATTTCAACAGCAGGACTAGGATAATTTAAAATAAGATCATGAGAATAATAGAATTACTAATTGATGAAGAAGCAGACTTTTCTGGAATTGAAGCAATTTCAATCGTAGATAGACCTGCTATTGAAGAGAACTTTATAGCACTTTCTAAAGAGCATAAACTCGAACTAGCAGAGGTAGATAAGGAGAAGCGTATCCTTATGGGTGCTGCATTAATTCCTAATAAGAATATTTACCGTACTAACGGAGAAGAAGAGTATTATATATACTTCTCAGATGAAACCGTTAGACAAGCATCACAACTATTCCTAATGAGGGGTAATCAAAACCAGTCTACATTAGAACATGAAGCAAAGCTACATGGTTTATCTGTAGTAGAGTCTTGGATTATAGAAGATGATATTCATGACAAGTCTCGTAAATTCGGTATGGATTTGCCAGTAGGAACGTGGATGGTTTCTATGAAGGTGAATAATGATGAAGTTTGGGAAAACTACGTTAAGACTGGAAAAGTTAGCGGGTTCTCTATAGAAGGATATTTTACTGACAAGATTGAGATGAGCGAGGATGATGAATTAAATAGTCCAGAAGCTATATCTCTACTTGAAGAGATTGCCGATGAATTAGAGTCTAAGGCACTTAAATTAGCTTCCTATAGTGATTATCCAGAATCAGTATCAAACAACGCTAAAAGAGCTTTAAAATGGGCAGAAGAGAATGGTTGGGGTTCTTGTGGTACTTCGGTAGGAAAACGTAGAGCGAACCAATTAGCTTCAAAACAACCGATCACACTTTCAACAATAAAAAGAATGTATAGCTTCCTTTCTCGTCATGCAGGAGATTTAGATTCTTCTAAGTCTTATGATGATGGATGTGGTAAATTAATGTACGATGCTTGGGGTGGTAAATCAGCTTTGTCTTGGTCAAAAGCTAAAATAAAATCAATAGAGAATGATAAATCGTAAGAGTCAATATAAAAGTAAGTCAAGTCCTAAAGGTGGTAAAAGAGGTTGTTTGTGTGCAAACGGAAAAACATACTCATCTAAATGCTGTAATGGGAGTTTACAGGCTCAAGGGATAGGTAATATAACTAGATATAATTTCTTTCTGTATACAGAAGATGGAAAGAAAATAGTGCAAGAAAATAACAATAAACTATATCAATAATGTCAGATAAAAAAATAAGTGAATTAACAGCAGTAACGTCTGCAAACATAACAGGTGGTGAAGATTTTCCTATAGTACAATCAGGTACTACTAAAAAAACATC